GCATGTATGCTGGCTTCTTCTTGCCATTCGCACTTGGAACTGAATATCCATTCCCGCTTGCTATTATTGCAAGCTATCCTGAGATGGCTCTTCCTAGTGTAGCTAATGCTCGTAATGCCTTTATCGCTGATCCGGGTGAAGGTGCAGCTAAGTATCGCAGACGTACTTCGGAGTCATGGCGAGATATTGAGAACCACCAGACCTCCTCTAGTAATCATAAGCCCTCAGTTGGTCAGCGATGCTTTATGTGGCCATATAAAACTGGTAGAGGTTTTGCTCTTGGGAGTGATACCGCTGATAATTGGAACTATGGTGGAATCGAGAAGATGGTTGAGAACCATGAGAATGAATCGCCGCTCTTTCAATGCCACATTATAGATATGTTGGATGATACAGTGGTTGGTGCATTAGAAGGTGTCCACGCAACTTCTGGGTTTAATCGGTCGGTTGAACAGGTTGTGACTATTGATGCACAAGATTATATCTTGTTCCAGCGAGTCTTTAGAAGTAATCCTGGTGACTTCATGGCTATAGAGGAGACCTAACATGTCTTATACACTTACATCTGCAACCGACTGGCGTGATTTACTGGATAAGATCTCTACCTTTGTGGTAGCGGATAGTTGGACTGAAGAATATGATAATGGTAGCTCTACAGATAAACAGATAGCTTTCTCTAAGGGTAACTGCCATATTGCTATTGGTGAACAAGCTAGCCAAAACCCACTGACACCACAGACGGGTTGGTCAGATGCTAGACTGTACTCAGCACTTGGAACTAGTATTAATACTGGAAACCAATACTTCTATGGTCACCCAGGATCCCCAGTTACTGGAGTAACTGATATAGAGAGAGTGATTCTCAATGATCTAGCTGCTGCGCTTTCTAATGTGTGGCTTTTCTCTGGCCCAGGTACAGGCCCTGATTACTGTCATGTGGTAATGCAGACTGCTGGCGACCGCTATTCACACTTTAGCTTTGGTGAACTAGACCCACTCGGAATGTCAACACCCGATGTAGGATACCTGTGTTCTATGTACTACGAGTTCTGGCCTAATGGTACAGCCAACAATCCAACGGATGCTAGTCACAGGTATGGCCACTTTTGTGATAATACCAATGCCCAAGTTAATATCCTGGCAAATACTCTTCCAGCTAGCGGGTTTCCAAGTGCTGGAGTACTGGTAGATGATGATCTTACCCAGACCTTCACAATTGGAGATCAAGACAGTGATCATTATGCATCCTTGAGTGGTAAATTTCTCGACTTCTTCTTACCTGTTTCAAATCAACTTGTAACTGGTGGAACTGCACTACACCCAATTCCCGTCTTCTGTCAAAGTTCTGACAATATCACTCACTGCTTCTTAGGCATCTTACCAGGGGTTAGGTTAGTTGATATCTCAAACCACACGCCAGGATCTTCACTAACCTTTGGAAGTGAAGAGTGGGTGGTATTCCCCTTTAAGCGAAAGGGAATTGCCGACAATCTAAATATCGGTAGTGACCCCCAGGATGATGCCAATACTTTGTCTTACGGACTAGCCTACAAGAAAAACACCTAAGGAGCTATATGGCTGATGCAATGCTAGAGCTCTTTGGAGGCAATTCATCTGATAACCCTCTAATTAGTGCAGCAATAGAAGACACCTGCGAGTATGGTGAAATTCTTAGTGGCGGTAGTCTAGGTGCTATCTCCACCCCATCAGTACCAGCACTTTCAGGTGTTGATGGAGCTATAGTTTATGGCGATTATGGTGAGATCTACTTTAGAGTCTGGGCAATACCTGGCCTTCTAAATCCAATCAATCCTGGTAGAAATGTGAACATCCCATTTACTCTGTGGAATGCCTATACTGTACAAAATAGCCTAACTACTATTGGTGGGTCAGGTCAAGATGGTTTATCAACTGATATTACTACACCAGAAGTTTTTGAACCAGTTGAAGACCGTGAGTTCAATATTCAGATTGGTGATGATGCACCATTCACTATCTCTGCTGACTTCATCTTTACCTTTACTTATAATATTGTAACTTTACTCTTTGAAGTTGATGTCATTGATTGGCTACATGAGATTCCCGATCATCCTGTCCAAGAAACTTGGGAATGGCTAACTGATGTTATTCAATCTGTTGATGGCTCTGAGCAACGAATCAGTATCAGAACTCAGCCAAGACGACAGATTCAATTTACTATTCTACTCAAAGATGATGAAGATCGAGAACGTGAATTAAGGCGTTGGTTTGAGATTATGGCTGCTACTACAGTCATCCCCTTCTACCAATATACCACCCGAATTACACAGGATAGTGTTATTACCGATACTAAGATCTACTTTGATCCCGCGAGAACTGATGTACGTGCAGACGAGAAGGTAATTATCTATCACCCACAGGATGACACCTCATTTCCCTTAATGCTCAGCACTGTGGTAGCTGATGGTGCAACGCTTGACCCCCTAACCTATAATGTCTATGAGGGTGATTTAATCGCCCCAGCCTTTGAGTCTAGATTGAACAATCGTACTGGACCACAGATGACTACTGTAGCTGGCCAGCTGACTATTAAAGCTGAGGTATCAGAGTATCGGGATGACTTCGATAGGCCAGGTAGTATAGCCAGTATTACTACATTTGATAGTTTAGATGTTATGGACAGAATCCCAAGAGCCAGGGAATTTGTTGATGAAATAGTTGACATTCAGCCAGTAATCATTGATAATGAAAGTGGCATCATAGACCGCAGTAGTACATTGCTTCATGCCGCTATCGATGGAAGTCGTAAATGGATCTTCAATCGAAAGACCAATCCCACAGAGATGGATTACTGGCGAGATTTCTTAACTGCCAGAAATGGCAGACGCGGATCATTTCTAATTCCAACATGGCGAGAGGATCTTTTCCTCGACTCAAACCCGTCGGCTGGTGCACTACAATTCTATGTAGAGGGATTAGACTATGTGAATCGATATGCCGATTTCGATACCTACCAGCGATTCCAACTAATCAATCCAGATGGAGATATCGAATACAGAAAGCTTTCGGTTGCCGAGGCGGCATCTGGAGGTCTAACTCTCATCACACTAACAACTGCATTACCAATAATCGCAGCATGGAGCAGCGGTTTTACTATCTCATTCTTACATCAAGTAAGATTAAACTCAGACCAAGTTCGATTAACCCATGGGCCAATGGCTACGGAGATTGAACTCTCAATCAGAACAGTTGATGGATAACTAATGAGCTACGATACATATGAGGAAAGTGTACAGAGTGGCGCACCCATTGAAGGGTTTGAGTTTGTTGGTAGCTTTACTACATATCGATATACTAGTTCTCAGGTAGATGTTGATATCTTTAGTCAGACCTATACAGCTATTGCTATTGAGCGTAATGCTGTAAAAGCTACTACTCAGAATGATGATGGTGGGGATCTTGAAGTAACAGTACCATATGATATTCCGCTGGTGGAGGACTATGCATATTCTAAAGCCCCACCTAATCTAACACTAGAGATTGTAAGATTTCATGAGGGAACCGACCCTGTAACTGATTGGGTGACCATTTGGAAAGGAATTGTAACTAATTTCTCAGTAAGTGGTAGAATCTGTAAGATCAGGATTCCAAGTATCTTTTCTGTGGTGCTACGTGGTGAATTACCTAATGTATATTACCAAGGCCCCTGTAATCACCGGCTATATGACTCAAGATGCGGTTTAACTGCAACTTCATATCGTACTCAGAGTACTATTACAGCTATTGATGGTAATGAGATTACTGTAGCTGCTGATGGTGTAGATGATGGCCATCTAGTTGGTGGAGAGTTAGTCGATACTACACAGAGTGAACGTCGATTGGTGATCTCGAATATAGCTAATGTCCTGACACTTAACTTCCCATTCTACGGTGCTGAAGTTGGAGATTCAGTAGATATGTATGCTGGCTGTGATCATTCGTTTGCTACCTGTGGAACGAAGTTCTCTAACCAGGAGATGTTTGGAGGCTTTCCTTTCATTCCAGGCATCAATCCATTCGAGGGTGATATATGATATGGCTAACGCTCTCATTGTTTGTAGTTAGTTTTTTTCTATCATATCTACTAACGCCAAGCCCAGATGCTGAGAATGTTAGAGCTGGGACACTTGATGATCTCAATTTTCCACAGGCAGATGAAGGAAGCCCAGTTGCATTACTGTTTGGTAGGTGTAAACTCAAGTCTCCGCATGTTCTATGGTATGGAGACTTTACCTCCTCAGCCGTTCGGAAAAAGGTTAAGACTGGGCTATTTAGTTCTAAACGAGTAACAACTGGATATAAGTATTATGTTGGTCTACATCTTGGATTAGCCATAGGTCCAAATGTGAGGATTCGTAAGATTCAGTTGGGCAAGTACACGTTGTGGTCTGGTACAGCATCAGGCGATGGTAGCCTACTACAAGTCAATAAATCTGGGTTGTTTGGTGGCTCAGATCGTGGTGGCGGATTTGTTGGTGACATTAGATTCTATAGCGGTGGTGACAGTCAATCTGAGAATGTTTATCTTGAAGGTCAGCTTGGGACTGTTCCTGCCTATAATAATGTAGCTCATCTAGTCTTTGAAAAACCATATATAGGTACAGCTCCAAGCCTACGAATTGCAAGTGTTGAGCTGGAACGATATCCCAATAATCTGGCATTAGCATCTGGTGTACAGCTTATTAATGATGACCTAAATCCAGCTGAGATACTTTATGATATTCTTACTGATAATTGGGGTGGCCTAAACATAGACCCATATGACATTGATACAGCCTCTTTCCTTTCTGTGGCTATTACATTAGCCGATGAAGAAAATGGTATGAGTATATTGGTTACAAAGGCCAACAATGGTAAGAAGGTTATCGAAGAGGTTCTTAGACAAATTGACGGCATTCTTTATCAGGATCCTGTGACAGGTAAAATGGTACTGCGACTAATCCGTGATGATTATGATGAAGCTACAATACCCCTACTTGATGAGACTCGTATTGCCGAGATTAGTAACTTCTCCCGTACAGCTTGGTCAGATACACTAAACCAGGTTAGAACTGTATTTACTGATAGACGTAGGGACTATGAAAAGGGCTCAGCGTTTATTCAAGATATGTCCAACATTGCAGTCCAAGATCAAGTACGAAGTACCACTATCTCCTTCCCAGGTTGTATGGAGCCTGCTCTTGCTAATCGCCTTGGTGCTCGTGAATTATCACAACTTGGAGTTCCGCTGGTACGTGCTACACTCAGGTTAAAACGGATTGATACTGTAGATCTACGGCCAGGTGATGTATTTAGAATGAATTGGGATGACTATGGTATTGAGGGTATGGTAATGAGGGTCCAGAAATTTAATATGGGTGAATTAACTGATGGTCGAGTAGTTCTCGAGGTTTTACAAGATTCGTTTGCTGATGCTAGTCCTATCTATGCTAACCCAGCAGACACAAGCTGGGCTGTACTTGATCGACCAGCTACAGATATTACTGAGTTTACTGTATTTGAAAGCCCAAAATTCTTTGTGGATCAAGCTCTAGATATTGATGGTAGTGATAGCCCAGTAACAACCCACCTGTGGGCTTTAGCCCGTCCACCAGCATATGGTGAAGGCTATGATCTTATTACCTCTAATGATAGTTTTGTTGGTGAGATTACTACTGACTTAAGCCATGTTGAGTTTCCTAACTCTGCTACTCTAGTTGAAGGTATCTATCAACAGATGGGACAGCCAACCGGTGAACTTACCAAAATTGTAATTGGTAATTTATACCCCGATGACTTTGAACCATCATCTAGTAGTGAATCTGATATCCAGACTCATGGCTATAACCTTATCATGATCAATGGTGAGTTTATGGCCTTTGAAGGAGTCACTGATAATGGTGATGGTACTTTTGATTTAGAAGATGTCCACCGAGCGCTCTTAGACTCTCCAATCGAAGACCATGCAATAGGAGATGCTGTCTATTTTATAGACAGCATTGACTGGCTCAGTTTCAACAGTCGGGATTACCCCGGTACTTATGGCTATAAGCTACTATGCTTTACTGACCAGGACTCTCAAGATGAGAATGATGTCTCACAGTCTAACATTGTCTTTGCAGAGCGATATAAACGACCCTATGCCCCAGACTATATCACAGTTGATGGTGAACGAGCCCCATTTGCCATCATAGGTGTTACTGATGTCGATGTAACCTTTAGAGCTCGTAACCGTCAAACTGATACCATAGTCTTCTATGATGATACCGCTGAAACTCCAGAAGGTAGTATTACCTATAATGCTTACTTTAAGATGGGTGGAACAGCGATCTCTAATAATTTAGGGGCTGCTGGTCCAACGATTAATCTTAGCGGACTGAGTGGAGCTGGGTGGGCTCGAGTTGAACTTGATTCTGTTCTTGACTCAGACCCAAGCCATGAAGCTGATGCTATCGAATTCTTCTATGCCAATTACGTGAGTCTAACATCAGAGCTAGTAACTGATGGTGACTTCGAACTTTCGGGTGTCACTAACTGGACTAATGTAAGTGGTACTTTTGCAAAGTCAGCTACAAGTGATTATCACCCCTTATATCCAGAGGGTGATCAATACCTACATGCAACAGCTGATGGTAGTGAAGTCTACCAAGATATCACTGTCAGTTCATATCAAGGTCAGGCTGGGATCTTCAGGATCTTCCACGGTAGTGAGAGCTCAGGTGATGAGAGCTCAGTTGTTATAGAACAACGAGACGGGGGTGGTCTACTTGATTCGATCACTGTACCAGCCTCCTCTGTGGATCCTGGTAAGTGGGAAGTTATTGATGTGGCAATTCCCATTCGCAGTGATTGCGCTACGTTACGAATCCGGTTGCTAGGCGACACAGGAGCTGCCTTTGAGGAATGCTCATTCAAAGTAAATACCGTTACTCGTACTACTGCAATGACTGACTATGACAGTGTTACAGGAGTCACTGTTCAAAGTGCATATGGTCTACGTACTATGGTCTCTACATACTCTGGGCCACTCATCAAGATTAGGGATACAGATGATGACACAGAGACTGACCTATACGCCGATATTGATGGCAATCTTGAAGCCTTCTACACAGTCGGTGAAGCACGAGTTGTAAAGCTTTATGACCAATCTGGTAGTGCTGCCCATCTTGAACCCTCCTTGGTAGCCAGACAACCACGATTACGTCACCAGCTATCTCCTACTGGTAGGTGTCACATTGAGTTTAATGAGACACTAAAAACTATGCTCAGTGACCCCACAACTGGTACTAGTCGTCCATATATGGATGCTAGGCCTAATGCTATCTTACTGGCTGGCCCACGAACTGCCTCGAGTAGTGATGGCTGGTTAGTAACTATCTGGCATGATACTGACACCGCTGATCCATACTACCGCTGGGGCCTTATTACAAAAGAGCCAGAGGCCTGGGAAGTTTCAGTAAATGGAACTAAGCGTAGTATCACTGGGGACCCAACCACAGGTAATCATGTTTGGATTCTTGATTACCAGAACGGCGATGCCTACCAAAATGCTTACACGACTCCTGTGGATTCATGGACTGCCACTGATATTACATACCCTGAAGATACACTACTTGTTATAGGTCAGGGTGGAGGAGGGCTCTTCAATTGGGAGGGAGACTTCTACGAACTCTGTATCTATACTGGGAACATAGCTCAAGCTGAACGAAATTCGATGATGAACCAAGCTACTGATTACTGGTGGAATACCACAATTAGTAGCTGATACTGGAAGTGAGGAAGTGATGATTTTGTTATCGATTCTTAATACCCTAACAACTGGTGAGATGGTAACTGCGGCATCATTTATCTTTGGTGCTGGGGGTGTTTGGTTTCGTATGAGCTATTTTGGCAAGCAAGTAGACTGCCTAGAAAAGCGAGTCGATTTAATGGATAAAACCATATCCAATGGACTTACAGAGAAGTTCATGTCACGGCGTGAATGTGAACTTATATCTAAGCAAGGTCACAGAGAAGAATAGGAGGCTATCATGCCTATGCTCAAAGGTAAGTACAAAGATCTAAGAAAACACATCCAGCCAGGCGATGTAATTGCCTTTGGCGGTAAGAGTCATACATCTGAGCTGATCAAGTGGTTCACCCGCAGCGGCGTCTCCCATGTCGGCGTGATCCTCCAGCGGAAGATCACTGGCTATGATAGTAATGAATACTTTAACGAGGTCATCGAGTCTACCAGCCTCAACGGCAAGCGCGGTGTCCAGGTCAACCGGCTTTCCGACCGGCTAGAGCAGGACCCAGATGTCCAAATCTGGTGGTTGCCTTTGTCTCAGATTGCTCGCCAGAAACTTGATGCTGGTAGGTTCTTTGGCTTCTTGCTTGAGCAGAAGGGGAAGGATTACGACTTCATGCAGGCGGCAGGCTCGGCGATCGACTTCCTCGACAAGCTCGGCGGACCAGGCGCGAACCGCGAGGACTTCGACAAGTTCTTTTGCTCCGAACTCGTGGCCGCTGGCCTGGAGATCGGGCGCGTGCTGCCGGAGATCAACAGCAGTGAGGTCACTCCCATCGACCTGTGCCGCTTTAAGATCTTTACAGCCAACTACTACCAGCTACAAGGGGACCGCCGTGAGATCTCAAGGTACAATTCTGTGGATCCTACAGGGTGGACTAACTAATGCCATTTAATAAAGCCATTGAGAAGATTATTAATATTGAAGGTGGCTATGTCAATGATCCACAGGATTCTGGTGGTGAAACTATGGCTGGCATATCAAGAAGATACAATCCACAATGGGTGGGCTGGGAACTTGTGGACCAAGCTAAATCTACGAATCGGACCCCAACTGTAGAAGAGATGTGGCAATCAATCCATAAGTTTTACTTGGACCACTACTGGACTCCCATTCGTGGTAATGAGCTTCTTAATGATGATGTCTCTCTTACCCTCTTTGATACCGCAGTTCATATGGGTACTTGCCGTGCTGGTCTTTATTTACAGCAGTCATTAAACTTGTTAAATCGGGATAAGTTTAGTTGGCCTGAGATTCTGGAGGACGGTAGAATTGGTCCCGTCACAATAGCTACGCTGTCATTATGTCTGAATGAGCCATTTGGTAGTCAACACCTCATTAACGTAATTCAGACTCTTCGTGGGATGCACTATATTCAGCGGGTAAGACAAAAGCCTTCACAAGAACGATATCTTCGTGGGTGGTTAAATAGGAGGCGAAAGCTTACTGGCGTTTCTTAGCCGCTCTCTCTTTGATCAATGTACCTAAACCCTTACCTAAAACCACAGGCCATAAAAATAAGAAGTACATTACTATAAGCCAGTGATGTAATGCCTTTTGCCATACAAGGAAAAGGTTAAACAGACAACCGATACTTAGATAGATGATGAGTAAAGTCATAGTAAAGCGGGGAGCTGATCAGTCGTCACAGCTCCCCGCGGTCCCGTCCTTTGGGTGAGAGAGGCAGGGATTATTCCTCGTCTTCGTTCTTGGCCTTCTTGGACTTCTTCGCGGACTTCTTCAGGTCACTGACCACTTCGTTGAACTCGGCCTTGGTATTCCAGCCATAGCGACCACTAGTGGCCTTCGGAATACCGAGCCGACGCAGCTTCACGCGACAGCCAGCGGGTTCGATCTCGAGCGCATCGGCGAGATCCGTGATGGTGTACTTGAACGCGGGGACATCTTTCTTTTCTTTCTTCTCAGCCTTCTCGGCCTTTTCCTTAGCCACTGTAGGTCTCCTTCGTTTGGATTGAAACCGATTTAAGATCAGTTCAGAAATCGATTGTTTAGATAGTAACGCATTATAGATCTCCATGTCAACTGTATTCTGAACTCCTAGCAGAAAAAATTTCACAGGGCGAGTTTGACCTGCTCTGTGGAGCCTAGAGACTGCCTGATCGAAGTCAATGTAGCTAAATGTTGAGGAGTAGAAGACACCATTACAAGCCCGTTGTAGGTCAATTCCTACGCCGCCAGTACGTATCTGTGCAATTAAAACATCAATCTCATTGCGCTGAAAGGCATCCAGGGTCGCGTCACGGGTCTTACGGGTGCGTCCGATGATTGTTGACACGTTACGCATACCCGGTGGCATTATAGCCTCAATCTGCCTAATCTCTTCAAGGTACTTACAGAAGATTACCACAGGCAACTCCAACTGCGGAATCAGACTCTTGAGTTTTCTAAGCTTCGCACGGCCAACTTGATTGATCTCACCATCATCATCTTTGATAAAGCCACCACAGATCTGTTGCAATTTCACAAGCTTAGTAATCACCAGCTCCGCTGTAACTTGAGTCTCTGTGGTAAGATCAGTTATCATATGTTCTTCCATCTCTTCATAGATACGTCGCTGTCGACCAAACATGGGAATTTCGATTCTCTCAAGTGTGAGAGGTGGTAGGGCCAATACTTCCTTAGTAATTCGACAGCAGTAGGGCTTTACAGCGTTTAGTACCTCCTCAAGCTTTCCTGCTTGAAATTTTCGCTTATAACCCATATAGCCAGTTGGCTGAAGATATTGAGCATCAAAATCACCCCACCTAGTACCAAATACCTGTGGGGCTAGAAATCTCATCTGAGCCCAGATCTCCTGTGGATCATCAGTAAGGTCATCAAATGGAGTTCCAGTCAGTATTAATCGTCTAGAGGCGTATTTGATTCGACCTGCAATTTTTGATTGTCGGCTGCCTCGTGATTTTAATCTTTGAGACTCATCAAAACCCACAAAACTCCATCGATGCTTAGTAAGCTTTTTGTCATATCTAAGCATAGCCTCATAATGGATTAACAAGATCCGATGGTCTTGGGTTGATTTATTATAGGAATCCCAGTCAAAGTAGAGAGATATGTTTGGTAGCTGGGCTAATGTTCTCTCCCAGGTAGTTCGGAGATTAGATAATGGGACTACAAGAAGAATATTCTGTGAAGTTTCTTCACAGAGTTGTTCTATCACTGCAGCACAGATTATAGTCTTACCGGTCCCCTGCTCTGCGAATAATGCAAAATTCGGTTCACATAATACCTGGTCAACTATGGGGCGTTGGAAATCCCAGAGACGGTTATACCAACTCATGGGTGGAACTTCTTGTCAGGTGGGGTGGTTAGGGCTCGTTCCAGTTCCCATCCCCAACTAATACGATTTCTAACAGTCTTAATACTTATATCAAAATGTCTAGCCCAACCTATCATTGTGTTCTGTTCACCATCAATCTCTATTAGACTACGAGCACTGTTCTGATCATGGGGAAGCCACCGACAATTTTCAGGACAGTAATTCCCGTCAGGGTCAATACGATCTATTGAGTACTTAATACCGATGTCTGGTGGGTATCCCATATCAAGCCAAAAATAAAAAGCCCCTTTTAACCACTCATCACAAACTCGTATCCCTTTACCCCCATAATTCTTATAGTATGGAGTCTTCTCATTATAGCACCGTGACTTCATATTCTGCCAAGTTTTATAGAAAGATGAATTTTTCCGTAGCTTGCTATGAATGTGATACAGTAAAAGCTTGGTAGCTTCTTCTGACGAGGTAGCAACGAAGGCAATACCCCCAGCTTCTTTAATCTGTTTAATAGTGTAGCGTTGGATCCTTGAGATTCGGCCGGTATCCGGCATTTTAACTTCGATTGCAACGAAAAACCCCGCTACACAACCTACTAAATCTGGGATGCCGGCTGGTTGAAACGGCCCTCCGTGAACCTTGAACCACCAACCACCTACTGTTGACTTAAGATCCTTTTGAATTCGACGTTGCAGTCTTGATTCTGGTTTAGTAGCCATAAATGGGCAAGGAAGGAATCGAACCTTCATACATAGGTGCAACAACCTAAGCTCTAACCACTCGAGCACTTACCCTTAATAAATGCGGCGCGGATCAGTTACCCCACGTACTTCACCGCGCCGCGTTTCATGGAGGGTACCATGAATTAGTCTGTCAGGAAGTTCTCTTCTTCAAGTGCTTCCAGCACTGCATTGACCTTCTTCTTAGCGCCCTTATAGTCGTCGAGATCTACGTCAAGTTCGTAGGTATTAACTACGTCCTCAAGCTCCTCGACATCCATGTCCTTTACCTCATCAGTAGCCAACTTCGGGGGCTTCTTGCTCTTCTTCTTGCTCTTCTTCGGAGGATCTTCGTCGTCAGTCTCCTCCATAACCTTAGCTACCTCACCAACCCCTTCACCTGACTCTTCGTAGATCGCATACTGCTCAATACGAGCGTAGTCCTTACCATCGTACTCCTCGTGCTTGATGGTAGCCAGAATCTCGCAGTCGATCAATTCATCGAAGACGAGATCCATCGGACCATCCGGGACTTCCTCTTCCATCGCTTCGAGAAGGCCACGAAGATTCCAGAGAGCCTTAGGTGAGAGCGAGGTATTGTGGAAGACTTTGCTTCCATTCAACCTATCCTCACCAGTATTAAAGGCCTCGAACTCCCACTTCAGATAGTCGTGATCCGAAGAGTTGGATTCTTTTTGTTCGATACTCACTACCCGCAGGGGGAAGTCACCCTCAGGTAGCAAGACGAAAGAAGTGACTCCTTCAAAGTCAACACTGACGGACCCTCTTGAAGAGCCCTTCTTTTTTCTCGGCATTACTCATCTCCTTGAATGTAACTCAGGATGTCATCATATGAAGGATCCACGATGACTGATGGAACCTTCACACGCTTGGGTTTACGAACCTTGGTGTCATAGATTGGGTGTGGCCCAATCCTAACACAGTATTGAATCTTCTCAACCTCCTTGGGTTTCTTCTTACCTTCAACTTTCTTCTGAACAATTTTGGTGCGGATGAACGTATTAGCAATAACATGGACTGAAGCATTAAGATGGTCTCTGACACTGGGCATTAACCTAGCACCAATCTCTGGTGATAGTTGATTATCAGCACTAGATTCTTCACCATCATTGAAGATCCTCTCCTGAGCATTAAACACAACCTCAATACCATCATCAGTCAGAGTACGGAAGTTTGTGACCCAGGCTTTCATCATGGATGCAGCTTGACCCCATTCACGGCGAGTCATTACTCCCCACTCACTTGCACGTTCTGGGTCTTTGTTGGTATCTTCAATCACTTTCAAAATAGCCATTTGTTGAGCACCAGTGATGGTATCAATCACTACAGTCTTGAATTTATTAGGATGCTTCTTAAGCCACCAATACACCATCTCAAGGTCATCCCAGTGCTCAATATCCATAATATCAACATGGTCTTGGTCTGAGATGCTGTCAGTACCCTTATCATCCATATCTAACAAGAGTACTGGACCAGGAAATGTACCAGCGACTGTGGTTTTACCTGAGCCGCTACGACCATAGAATACGAAACTTCTATTTTGTAGCACCTCACTAGCCTTTCGTGTTGGTAGCTTATCTGGAATTTTTACGTCTGTCTTCCCGGCCATCGTACAACTTCTCCTTTACAAAGTCGGGGTCTCCCCCAGTCAGTTCTGCTCGGCAGATGGCTTCGTAGTCACACCATCCGCAATGTCTTCCAACGGTTCGCTGACTTCGTTTTCCATGGAAGTCTCGCATCTCTTGGGCTGTGCAAACAAGGTCGGTGAAGAGGGTGTCCACAACGTCTTTATTCTTCGGAGTAAAGACCCGCTGGAAATAAGATGGAATATTTGCTTTAGCCCTTGATAGTAATTCTTGATTATCTGCTTCATCGAGACCATGCTCCTTGATTGTTGCACGAACCACTGATGGTAGCGTATCGATTCGCTTGATGCTGAGTCCGCCAGTCTTAAGCTTCTGTGGTCGTAGTGGTGCCTTGGATCGGACAAAGTTCCAGAAGATACCATCGAAGGCTCTAATGCCAACCATCTCGCAAGCCCGTAGGTATACCGCCGTTTGGAGGTTGCGCCATCGGTCATCCTCGCCCATAATTGATTTGCCCGTCTTATGTTCAACAATCCACCTCAAACCGTTAATCTTTGCAAAGCCATCAATCTTCATTACAAGAATGATATCTTCGCTAATCTCAACTTCAATCCAGTGTTCGGCACGTTTTCCATTATACAATATATAGCGAACTGTGTCATTACCATAATGATCCAAGTAGGCCTTAAAAATGATTCTACAGTCCTCGACTATGTCACCATACATCTCACGCTCTGCAGCAAATATCTTACCTTGCTTGACTTTGATCTCATCAAGCAGCTCAAAGGGATCCTCTTTGTTGGCTACAGCCTCCAACAACTCGTGCATCATAATCCCAAACTGCAATGGCCGAGATCTCACACGCTTACGAATACCTTCTACATACTTGTAGTGGTATGATCTACGGCATGTTAAGTATGTTCTAACCTTCGATTGACTTACCTGGAAGCTAGCCATTCATCTAGTTCCTTTCCTTGTGACCAGGGACCAATCGCTGCTTCAGCTGTGATTGGTACTGACATCTTAATTCCGAAGCGATCAAGGAGCTTAGGTCGTTCCATGATCTTGAGTACTCTTGTCACAACTTCTTCGACCATTTCCTTACGAACTCTAAACAAGATCGCATCATGGACAGTCCCAAGAATCTTAACATCTCGGCGTCTGTATTCATCTCTAAGCTGAATTGCAGCCATCAAGTTCCATTCTGCTGCAAAACCCTGAACCGGTGAGTTAATCGCCTGTCGTTCAGCGGCCTTGCGCTCCCATGAGTCTCGCTTGGCCAATGCTGCAGGTAGGCGTCTCTTGCGTCCCGTAAGTGTAGTGACATATCCATATTCTCTAACGAACCTGATCTGTCGTTTGTGCCATGGTAGTAGTTCTTTGTAAAGGTTAAAATAATCACTACGACTCGCTTTCGCTTGGGCCTCAGTAACTGTTACCCCATAGTTATCTCGGGCATATGTCACAAACTTCTTATACCACATTCCATATAAGTAGCCGAAGTTTGTTGCCTTAGCTTTCTTACGAATGTCCTTCCAAGCTGGGTTTATTTTGATTGCAGCCTTAGGACCGTGGCGAAGTAAAACTTGAATCGCCTCGCCATACTCAGAGCAACTTGGATTTGATGGCTCTAATTTCTCAGCTGTGGATATGACAAGGTCTGCACGGTCTCCCGTTCTAGCAATCTCTCTAATAGCTGTTTGCCAATGAATATCCTCGCCTTTTAGAAAGGTCTCTAACATTCGCTCATCACCTGAAAGCTCAGCAGCAATACGTAGCTCTACTTGTGATAAGTCCGCTTCAATGAACTCCCACCCAGGCTCCGCAGTAACTAAACTACGAATTCTAGAGTCTCGAGGAACCTGCATAAGATTAGGATGCTGGCAGCTTGGACGACCAGTTACAGCTCCATGAATCTTGAAGTTTGGATGGAGAAGATTACCATCAAGAAAAGGTTCCCAGCCTTTGATAAAGAAACTCATCTGCTGATTAGCACCACGAAGATCCAAGAGTGACTGAGCAATCGGATGCTGAACTCGTTTGAGAACACTCTCACCTGTGGACTTATTTCCAGTTTTAGTAAGATCATCTTTAGATGGATTAAGCACTTTAACATCAAGATCTTCGAACAGAATCTTAGCTAATTGTTGAGGTGATCGCCAATTAACATTAGACCAATCCTGACCACACTCTTCACCACATGTAAGTAATTTGTGCTTCGCCTCAGCTATACGCTCTGTTAGGTATTTATCAGCTTCCCCAAATTGAGTCAGGTCAATGGTAGCTCCATTATATTCAGCATCTAAGAACAGCTCTGAGCAAGGCATAATGATATGCTGAAAGACAGCCTTGACTGTGGGATCCTCATTTAGCTTGCGACCCAATGTAAATCTCAGCCGCCTAGTATAGTATAGATCCCAGCAATGGTAGATATACATCTCAGGCCACTCGGCATTTATTGGATTGAGATCATAATCTTCAGCACCATAGAACACTTGTGAAAGATACTTGAGACCATGCCTATCATTCTCATCTAATGCATAATGGGCAAGCATCGTATCAAAGCTTATCTCCCATCGAACTCCATAATGCACCCACATCCACAGACAGTCAAACTTCCCATTCTGAGCGACGACACTACAGTCTCTTAGTCGCCGACCAATATGTCTGACCATTGTTCTGTGGAGTTTAGTAGGCCATGGTCTGTGGGTATGATGTTCAAGAGGAACACTCCACTGAGTTGTCTTGGTACCAAAGCCAATCGATTGTACCCTCGCTCCTTTCTCCCACGGATATAAGCCTGTAGTTTCGATATCAAAGGATACTGTACCATTTAGATCTTTAATCATGTCTGCAAATTGTTGTGGTGTATCCACAGAGATTGGATTAAATCCTTCTTGCTTATTACTACGGCCTTGTGATAAATCCCTGAAGAGTTTGATATCAGCTTCAAGTGTAGCCTGTTTGGTGGGGTCACGTAGGATAGCTGCTGGATGGAATGCTGGTACGTAGGTGACTCCATCCTCAGTGATTGCACGGCCTCTGAGCTTAGTGATACCCTTCTTACCTAACACTGACTGGCAGGCTGTGTTACCAAGGAGTAATATAAAGCTTGGCTCAACCTCTTCGATCTGTCGCTGAATCCATGTTCTGCAGGCTTTGATTTCTGTGGTTGATGGGTGTCTATTCTTAGGTGGGCGACAGCTTACAGCATTGGTAATAAAGATCTTCTTATCATCAAGACCAACATCATCAAGGATCTCACGCAGTAATCTACCGGCTGGACCAACGAATGGACGTCCTGAATCATCCTCACGGTGCCCTGGGGCCTCGCCGATGATCATTGTATCACATTGCGCAGGACCGGTACCTAGCAGACAAACGTGTTCTGCTGTTTCATGTAGTCGACAACTGGTGCACTCAGGGTCTCTCTTAAGTTTCAATGACATCTCCTTGAAGATTCATTATACAACCGTTAGGTACGATACGCAATACTGTAATTCCGTGGCCTTCAAATTGATGGAGGTGGTCTATTGATCGATACTCATTCTCAAAGTAGACAGCCCGTATATGTCTAGAAGCTATGATTCGATCAGTACAGCGTGAACAAGGTGAGTTGGTTATATAAATCACCATCTGAGGCTCATCAGATGGAGCATAAGGAATCTTCCTCAAAGCATTTTCTTCTGCATGAATGGTCCTTATACAACTATTCTTCATTATCAAACAACCAACATCTATGCAGTGATCTTCTCCAGGCTCGGACCCATTGTACCCCATGAAGATTTCAAGGCTAGGAGATACTATAATGGCACCGACATTCAGCCTAGGGCAAGTAGACCTCTTAGCTACTGCTCTAGACATCTCCATGAACATCTGGTGTCTTGAGATCCTCATTAAAAGACCTCGCTTACGTCTTGCTCATAGACGTGAAAGCTGTTAATAAACTGACAGAATTGGCCAACTTCATAATTGGCTTCTTTAGCCACGTATTTTAGTAGTACTATCGTAAGCCAACAGTCATTAGCCCAGTGATTGATGAAGTCACACGACCTCATAGTATAGGTAATGTGGAGCTTACCATTCCGTAATATAAAGTGCCAGCCAAGTGAGCATGGAACCCGTCGATGGCCAATGCGGTCAATGTCAGTATGAGGATCCCACATTGAGACAAAGAGCTGGCGTGAGAAAGGATTCTTCCTCAGTTCACTAATAACTTTCCTCACCTGTGAGTTCATTGCAAATCGTTCGGGGTAGGTATAAGCCAATTGCAAGCTACAACCGGGGATATCAAAACTGTTAGGCACTCCAGTCTTAGGGGGTAATGGTAGGCGATCAATTTCAAGGAACTCCTCCCAAAGATTCCGACGTTGGAGCCAAGATTTACCGGGGTTAACGGGATTGCCATTAATACCCCTCCGACGCTCTACCCATTCAACTTCAGCCCATGGCATAGTTGGTCGTAGGTGTTCAATGTCAGGCTCGAGAACGGTAAAGCCGTAGTTCACTAGCTCGAGAGTTGTGAAGTCACCACTCTTATCTTGCATTCGATTAGCTTCAATCCGAACGCCCATCTCTTTTAGATCTCGCTTAATCTCGCCTTCAGCCTCGGTGAAATTCTTGAAGATTCTCACTTCCGTCTCCTCTTCATTCCTGGGTGGTGTTCTCTGAGATATTTACGTAGTACTTCTTTCTGATCTTCACTCAGTCGCCTAAGCACATCTTTCTGGACATGTAAAGACTGTGAGTGTTTCTGAATCCCGTGTTCCCATTCTTCGCACAAGTATCTTGCTGTGGCTTTAATGATGTTCTCCCACAGTCTATGATCCTGGTCCTTCACTTGATGTATCATTGCCACGGGATCTTCTTCGTGTGGCAGAATTACAGCAAAGTACATTGGATGTAGGGTCATGTTTGCAAAGTGGAACCTGATCTTAGTGATTGGACAACCATCAAAATCAAATGGCTCGAGCAGCACATCACGCAAGAAGACTAGGTCGGCCGGGAACTTCTTGTAAAACTCTGTGGTACGGTAGAAGCAGTCAATCTCTGCTGTCTTCTTCACCCACGTAACATTGACTGCCTGGATACATGGACCCATCTTACTAGCACGCTTGGACCCCTTAGTCGGATCAGCTTTTAGTAAGTGGTTAAACGTCGTAAAGCCAACACTGCCATATTTGGCTTGATCTCGTCTAACTCGCCACATCTTGATTGCACTATTGTGGCTCTCTTTATGATGGTAGAGGTTTTTCAACATACTCATCTTCATGCTAGTATAGCCAGCGTCAGACAAGATTAAGTCATTCTGTGGTGGCCCCTCAAAGGTAATCATTCGCCCTCGAAGAATCTTACGAACCCCGCTGTAGAAGTCAGCAGGCTCAGCAGTTAGCTCCCACACATGTCGTAACCATTCTTCTATCATTAGTAGTTCGACCTCTGTCTGAATTTGTTGACTTCCGACTTCTTGAAGTAGATTGCAAAGATCTGTTTGGCCTTTAGTCCCTCTCGAGTGAAGAGTCTTACCATTATCCAAAAACCATTATGGAGGTGTCCATAAAACCTCTCTCGATCAACCAGCTGATGCGTTATCTTCCATGGTCGCTGTTTTAGACAGTTTCCAGCACAGCCAAGATGGTGGATAGTCCAATACAGATCTTGGACTCGTTCTTCGGGACCGGTATGTTCAGTCTCAACTGATAGCTGTATTTTTTCAAGCTTATCACTAGCACATCCTTCTACACACTGAACAACTTCATTGGGGGTAACTCCAGCAAGTAATAAAGCCTCCACCATAAAGTGAAGTGCATCAGCTAGTTCCTCCAGATAATGGTTTGAGTTGTTGGGATGCTCTAAAGTAGCCTCCATCGCTTCAGTAAGTTCCTCCGTAGTACGCCAGAAGAAGTCTTTCAAACGAGCCTGACCAAACTTGTCATTGAGATTGACTGGGCAATCGTCAGTCCAGCATAGCCCATTATGCTTCTCGATGGGAATGTACTTCTGCATCAGCTCGTGTTGCCTGTGAAAGATCCAGTCTAACATATCCATCTCTGAGAAGTTAGTTGGGACAAGGTCATCCTTTATATCATCGACATTCATCCTAGTAGTCCTTTCACCATGCGGCAGATACCGGCTGCTTCATTGTATTTATGGTAGACAATGTGAGCGTGTTCTGCTGCCCACTTGTCGTAAGTTTGGACAAGCTCTGCATATCGCTCATCTAAAAGTCTCATGTGCTCGTCACTCTCACCGCCTGAGGCTCGGTGCCCAGTAAGCCCTTTGCCAATTGCTCGGCAGTATATAAAGAAGTTGGTTTGACGATAAAAGACAGCTACTAGATTAGGGGGAATATCCGGCTCTTCTCTACATAATCCTTCATTATATACGTTCTGAGACACGACAATATGGCGGTCGATTATCATGTGGTCTAGCTCAAGATATCGCTGAGCCTTCTGTAGCGTTGCACCCCAGCTACGAGGCTTGCCCTCACGTGGTTGAATGGTAAGACCTGTGGCTTTAGCAATCATACGTGAGAGGGTTGACTTACCTGCATTATCAGGACCCTCTAAAATTATATTCATCTGAGACAAACCTTTCATTGACTTTCGGTTTCAACTAGATTATATATAGTTGAGTACACGTTGTCAATCCTTAAGTTTTATGAGGCGAATTAAATGGATACTAAGGACTGCGTACCCGCCAAAGAAGCTGCCAAGGAGATTGGAATCTCTTATGAACTCTTCATGGCGAGGGTAAGAAAAGAGAAGCCACCCTATGATCGCACAGTCAAGATTGGCTGGGGTCGGTTTATGCACAAGAGAGATATGAAGAAAGCAAAGCAGGACCAACAGGGGAAATAAATGCTTGTACCCAAGGTGTGGCGTGGCCAGCCGGGTCAGTATTTTTGTATCTCAACAAAAACTCACTCTGGTAACTGGCGGGATCACTTCTTTCCAAGATCGAAACTTCGTGATGTCAAGGCCTTTGTTGAAGATAACCTCGACAGAGACATATATTGGTGTCCACATGGCTTTGATCAGCCTCGGAGACGCAAAGATTATGCAGTGCTACCAAAACTCCTGTGGGCTGACATCGATGAAGTAGAGCCTTATGGAATGACACCTTTACCTACTATTGTATGGGAGTCCTCCCCTGGTAGGTATGCGGGGCTATGGCGTACTAAAGAGCCAGTCAATGAGGACTTAAACCGCCGGCTAACCTACTTCATTGGTGCAGATCATGGGGGCTGGGATATTACTCAGGTACTCCGTGTTCCAGGCACACTTAATTACAAGTATGAATCACCTCCTACAGTTAAGCTGTTATGGGATGATGGCCCTATCTATGATCTAGAAGAACTTGAAAGAGTTATTCCACAGGATGAATCTACGGATCCACAAGTTGGAGAAGCACATCAGGTCTATCAACGATACCATGACTCTTTAACTGCATGGGCTCGTCGAACTCTCATCCATGGCAAGCCCAAGGTAGGTAAACGATCTGAGATTCTATGGAGGTTAAACCAGGAATGTCTCGAAGCTGGGATGACTACTGATGAAGCCTTCCAGTTATTGGTAGTCTCACCATGGAATAAATTCTCTGGCCGACGTAAAGGAGCCGAACAGCTACGTCGAGAGCTGAATAAGGCCCTCGCTCGTAAGATGGAAGCCCAGCCCGTTGCACCTCCATCAAATAAACGGAGGGCCCAAGAACAATTTGAAACTGCCAGAGAAGAGTACCTCTTTCTACAAACCCCATTAGAAGATGTCAAGGAAGAACAAATTGATTGGCTATGGTATCCATACCTAGCACGTAGAGAGATGACTATTCTTGAAGGTGACCCAGGCCTTGGTAAATCGTACCTTGCACAAATGGTAGGCGCAGCCTTTGTAGACGGTAAAGCCCTACCTGTGGTAAAAACACAACGTCCACACCAAGGAACAGTTGTCTACTTTGATATGGAGAATAGTGCTGGCACAGTAACTAAGCGACGACTAACTGACAATGGCTGTCACAATTTAGTCAGCTATTATCAGGAAGAGCACCCCTTTACTATTGATGACGACGAAGCTCTTGATGCTATTTATGATGCTCTTAAACGACTCAAGCCATCACTGGTAGTCTTTGATACAATCAATACCTACATTGGCAAGGCTGACACATATAAAGCTTCCGAAACTCAGCAAGCATTAAGCCAATTCTTGGCCATTGCTAAAGAGTTCAATTGCTCAGTACTAGTCTTACGGCATCTTACAAAGAGTACTAAAGAAAAGGCACTCTATAGAGGTCAGGGAAGTATCTCATTTACAGGCCTAGCCCGTGTAGTAATGACAGTTGGCCAACACCCAGACGATGATGATATAAGAGTGATGGCTGTTACAAAACTAAATGTTACCCGTAAACCCCCAGCTATCACCTTTACAATCAGAGCTCTACCTGACACACTCAAGCTTCAAGATAGATCAGAATTTCTGTGGGGTGACTTTGTAGACCTAACATCAGATGAGATTCTTACTATCAGTACAGCTGCCGGTGATCGTGAGAGTCGAAAAGAAGACGTTGGCGCTTTCCTGAAAAACATTCTCGGTGATGGAGCTATCCCACTCAAAGAAATCATTCGGATGGCTGAGGCACGAGGTATTGGAATGAAAGCTGTGAGACGTGAGGCCGACACTCTTGGTATTATTCGACATAGCACAGGCTTTGGTAAAACCAAGTTAGCGATGTGGAAACTTCCGTCCTGTGACTCCAAACTCGTAGTCCCTGATTAATCTCTCATGGTAGATATACTCAATATAGTACCGGCACAATAAGTACCGTGAGTAATGGTAGCTAGACAGCAACTTATCCTTTAGACATAGTCTTCCCAACGCAAAGCAGCCATTCTTTAGTAGAGGAAGGTCAGCTTTATGAGCTGGGAACTTAGTATTAAGTGATCTAAGAGGAATAATCTCCCCCATAGTAAAACCCAATACCTGGGTTAGAATCCACTCACCAGGATCTTCCTTCTGTGGTCTTCTGATATTAAAATCAATCTCAGGTAGTTCTCCCTCTGGTGGCTCTACATATGCTGCAATAATATCAGCACGGTGACTATTCCAGGCATCATAGTATTGGTGGTTAACCCACTGAAAGATGTTATTTGCTGCAAATATAGTCTGTGCAATAGAAAAGCCCTCCGATTGTGGTAACCGAAGGACTTTATTCAGAATCCATTCTTCAGGCGATTGTTCAGGGGCAGCCTCATCCCACAGATGTCGAGTCACATAATCAAGCATGACCTTCCAGAAGACTCATTGAAGAGTGCCAGATAAACAACTTGGACTCTTGGGTCATCTGCTCCCATGCTACGTCATCAACCTTCCAGAGCTCATGGTTAATTGCTGGCGGAACTTGTACCTTAAGCATCCTAGCCGCCTCTTGGTACCTCTGATAACTGAATGCTGGTTGATCCAACATCTCAGCAACCTTGAGAATGCCGTTCGCCCGTCGGCGTTTACTGAACTGGAGTAATCTTGGGAGGTTCATTGAGCAGCTCCGAATCTCTGTTCTCGAACGCGATGACTACCTGGATAGCCTGTTCATTCTGTAACCACTTGAGCACTTCAGTGAGTGGAGCATCTTCACGAAACACCTTGGTATGATTGGCCTTCTGAGAACCTAGAATTCTCATGGTTTGTGGGTCATGGATTGGTTTGCTGGTCTCAAACGTAGCAACTGCGTATCTCATGCGGGTCTCCTTAGTGAATGTTACTGACTACATTATATCAAATAAGGTATTCAGTGTCAACCATTGATACGTTTAAGCATATACCTATGACCTTCAAGAAGCTTTGTTACCTTATAGGTAAAGCCATCTATTTTGATAGTGCTACCTTTAGTCAGAGGTTTTATTGGTATTCTAGGTACTGAGGCAACCAGAAAATTATGGCCACACTCATGACATACCTGAGCTTCGCCTGGTTTCAGGCTAGTCTCTTTAAGGCATTTAGGACACTTGAAAGTCATCGACTGCTCCTAAAATAAGAGACGACCTGTCAAAGTCGCCTCTTAGTTGATGGTAAGTAATTAGATCGGCCACTCTCCGTAGCCATATACCTCGATCATCAGCTCCCAGTAGCAAAGCAACTGAGACGCGGCATTCCACACCATCCCGGTACACGAGTCTGGTAGCTCTGAGGGCATAACCCAGGCCTTTACCTCAGCGATAGTCGATCCAACCAGACAGGCTAGTACCATGATTACAAGTATAAGCTTTTTCATTATCTACCTCCAGTTAATGGTTTTTATTTTCCTTGAACCAGTCATACTTACGATTTGATCAAGCTTAGTTTCCTTAGGAAAGCGGATTATTACCCGCGGCTCGTCTATACGATTGAGCATAACATGGTTTGGGTCTACAAACACCGGGCCATCGAGAGTTGTAGCTGTTAAGATCTGATTGTTCTTGGCAACCTGAACAAACACGCCGCAGTCCTGGACTACAAACGACCCATCAGCTGTTAAGATTGTTAGGGAAAAGTGTCCTTCTCCACGGGGAATAAACAGCACATCTCTATTAGTTATTATCAGGTTGAAGACTATATAACAGTAGTTTGGTTCAGTAACAATAGGACCAAAAACCTTTTTTGCAGCATCGGCTAGTGGACTATGAAACTGGACGATATCTTGTCGAGAGTGGATGTACTTCTGCCCACTCAGTTCATAGTCCTTATATGAATATAACTCATAGTCATCAGTGCTGCACTTAATGAGTGTCTGAGCTTGCACTACTTCATAGAAGAGGAGAAGTGAGCAGGTTACTAAGAGGATCAGGAAAAAGGAACGCATGATGACTAGTTGCTTCATAACCACTCCTTATAACAAAAGCGCGAGCCGTTAATATAACGACCCGCGCCTACTTTGGAGAAAGCCAATCTGTGACATCGCACGGGTTGTCACATTTCTAATTATATAATAAACAGTTTCAAGGTGTCAATACCAAAAGATGCCGGGGATAATTAAATCCCCGACATCCCCTCAGCGAAACACCTCAACAGGGTCTATGATTAAACTGTAGGAGAAGTTCAATCATAGATGTATTGTCACATACTGGTAGCTCGCTTGTCAACCACTAAAATTATGCAGCATGTAGTCGCTGAACAATCACAGCTGCCTCGCGGAGGGAGTCGAACTCACTCAAGGTACGCTGGAGGGCTCGTCCACCTGCGGGAGTTAGCGACCAGGTCTTGTAGATATCATTCTCCACCCAATTGGTAGCCCACCCGCGGTCACGCATTCCATTCATAATGCCATAGATGGAACCGCTGAGTTGTGGGTAATTGTCGCCTGTGTGGTTGGCGATCAGTCGAGCGATATTGGCTCCAGTGGCAAACTGGTGATCTTTCTCCAGCTTCTTAATTGCCAGTGCAGCTAAAATTCGACGGTGAGACATGGTGTTCGCTGGGCGTTTCATGTGTCCTCCTAAAAATTCCACCATAACCAAGCATGGATACGTGGATTGCATTTGAGAGTTAGTCGTTTAGGCCACCAGTAGTGCAGAGCTATATAAAGTGAACGATGAGGCTTTTTAAGTACCATCATAGTATCTCCTTAGGTTAAAAGTTTCAAAAGAAACCATGGTAGGCTAATGGTTGCCCAGCCAATTATCTGGCCTAGTGCAAGCCCCTTCCAATAAGCTCGTCGCTCGCTCTTGGTAGACTTACGTTTCGTCTTGTCTGGGAATCTCACTGGTAGCCTCCTCGTCTGATCCGCAAACTTCATCGGTAGCCAACTTTCTTATAGCCAGTGCATCGCTAACTAGACTGCGCCATCTGCATAGCAATCGATAACTGGTATCATTGAGGGGCTTAGCTGGAACCATCAGGCTTGCTTCGCCTTCAGGGAGAGCAATCGAGTAGATGATGGTATCTTCATATTCATAGCCATCAAGCTCAACTGTATTGTTGATTACACTCGGGCTTGGTAATCTGCCCATTTGCCGTAACACCTTGATCGCTATGTCTGGGTTCAGTCTAACATAGTGATTCACAGAACTACAGTAACTACAGAGATTAGCAATGTTTTCACCTAGATTACCACAGAGTTTACATCTCGTCATTGGTCACCTCGAATTGTTGATGTTGTGTTGAAGGCGTACGGGCATGCTGATGGCGTCTGATGGCGTCTGTGGGATGCTAGCGGGTCGTCGCATAACACGTATATAATGAATGAATTGCCGGCGCCCGCTGGCGTTCTGATTAGAACCATGAGATCAACCACACAAGCGCTGCGAACCCAGCAACCATAATAGCGACATGCAGAACTGACTTAAGTGACCACTTATTCAGTTGATCTCGGATGCTGTCCTCCTCTGGTAACTGAGAATGATTTTTCGCTCTATCTCAGCTGGCACAGCGATGGATTGCCATTTGCCACATCCGTTACAACGGCCACGAAAATAGATACCACCGCAGCCATCTTGCTCAACTTCGTCGCGGATTCTTACTGACTCAGTTGTTGTTGGTTGTTTGTCCATCATATACCTCAGGTTCAAGTTATATAAACTATACATTATTACGGTGTCTTGTGTCAACGCCATAGTGCATAATGCGTAGTGGGTAATGAATGGCGTTGCAATTAGTCTGCTATTCATTGTATAATAGACGTAATGACGCAACTCCAGGTAACAATAAGAGACCATGGAGTTGGAATGAGGTTTGCATGTCATTGATTGAACGCACACAATAGGAGGTGAGACATGCATAAAGCACAAGTCATTGCCCATCGTCAGACATACGGAGTCATTTTCTGTGATTCCCTGACTTCAAAGAAGCTGTCCAATGACTACGCTGGCCTCTGTGATCTCAATGGTTTCTTGTACTCCACAGGTATCTCGCCGAACGGCAGACGCTGGTGGCTAAACTTGGAGGCGTCAAGTGTCTAGGCTCATTAGCTGGTTCAAACGTCTAATCTGTAAGTACCGGGGTCATGACTGGGAAGATCATGGATACGCTGGCCTAGACAGCGGTGCTATTGACATGGAATGCAACAGGTGTGGTGAGCGACATCACACCATCTTATACTAGGAGGAAGAATCATGGGTGTGTACATCAACCCTAAGGACGAGACCAAGGAAGAGTTTCTCAGTCACTATCCCGTGGTGGATAGGCCAACTCGAGAAGCCTTCGATGAGGCGCTGGAGGCCGGCGATTTCTACGTCTGTCTGGTCAACAACGTCGCTTTCACCGCGGCAGCGATTGCCTACAAGTACAGCGAAGTCGAATGTTTCGCTGACTCGATGGACATACAACCAAGACTGTGGTTCCTCGTTCCCGAGGTAGCACTCCGGCTGGTCTCGAACCTGGGAGATTACATTGGACCATAAGAAAGTACTCGAGCAGGTCAGGAAATTGCTCGCTCTTGCTAAGGATGACGCAGCCTCGGAGAATGAGACCGAGGTTGCGATGGCAGCAGCGCATCGGCTGATGCAGAAACACCGCATCAAAGAGGTAGAGCTAGGCCAGGTAGACTCGGATTTCGAGATCATGGATAAGGATCTTGCCTGGCTCGGTAGCCGTGCAACCCAATGGAAAGGGTATCTGGCTAAGACTGTCGCCACTCACAACGGCTGCTATGTCTGGGTCAGTGACCGCGACGGCAATCACTTCATTCAGGTCGCAGGTCGTCCCGAAGACGCTGCCATCGTCTACGAACTCTACAGGTTCTGCGTCCGTCAGATCATGGCTATGTCTACAATGCACAAGGGCCGAGGTGCAAGGTTTCTCAATGCCTGGCGAATGGGTGTTATCTTCACCATCGACCGACGTCTCCGGGTAGTTACCGAGGAGTTAGCGCAAGGTTCAACCGCTCTTGTGGTCATCAACAATCGGGCTGATGAAGCAGCCAAATTCATCCAAGACCAAATAAAGCTGAGGCGGCCGAAAGCCAACAAACGCCCACTTGACACAGACGGCTACTTACGAGGATGCCATGACGGCGAACAGATCCGCCTCAACAAGGAACTCGAGTGATGCAAAACTCATTCCAAGGCACAATGGGGAACCATGGAGTTGGAATGAGTTTTGCATCAATAATATTGAATGCAACACGAGGAGGAACACCATGATTAGATTCATCGACTGGTTAATCAATATCTTCCTGTCCACAGGTTGTGAGAAGGCAAGATGGAGATAGTACCAGGCAAGACGCTGATGAAGTGCGGTCATACTGCACAGAGTGAGAAAGGTTGCGTCATCTGCTTCGGCTTAGGAGTAGGCGCAACTGAGGTAGCTGAAGATCAGCGCCTCGCAAACAGGTTAGCTCATTGTACTGAGTGTGATAATACCATACGAAGTCATATGGGTCTAGCATTCTTCAGGTATCTACCTGACCAAAAGTTTGACTCCTACTACTGCGGATGCAATGGCTGGGGTTAAACACAGCACCAAGGAGGCATTATAATGCCGAGAAAAGGACACTCCACAGACGAGAAGAATGAAGAGACCACCAACGGCGAAGGCTACCGCTTTGGTTGCGTCATCAAGCCCCTGTCGGTCTACGAAGGCCTGAAGATCCTCTGCTTTGTGAAGAACCAGTCGATGACGACACTGGCGAATCAGATCTTCGCGGACTACGTCAAACGTCAGCACAAGATCATTCGTCGGGCGCAGGCGCTGCGTGAGGCTCTCGAAGAGGATGAATAGTGTCGTGGCTTGACTGGTTTCTTGTAGGCCTGATAACCGGGTTTATACCAGGTAGTTTAGTTGGTGAGTATCGATGGCGACAATCCAAGAAGAGTCGTAAGACATAGGAGGCGCTAGTGTCACTAGTTAGTTGGATCAAGAATCTTATAGATCCACCGCCACAACCACCGGGTACCTGGGGTTACTATCATAAGACTGTATATAAAAGTATAACAGTCACTGATACAGCCTCAGCAGATGAACTCGAACAGCTCATAACAAGTGGTTGGTGTGTTCGCCACCGAATTCCAGTTGACCAATACATGCGATACATACTCACCACTCTCAAGACGGATTATGATCACCCGATCGGTCCACCTACAGACTATTAGAAAGGAGTAAGATGGGTGGGTACTTTAGTCAGTTCGGCATCAACGAAATCATAGGAGCAGGCCTCGTATTCGGATGGTGGGGCTATAAACTCTTTCGCAACATCCGGGAAATTTGGTTAGGAGATGAAGTATGAAATTCGAAGTATGTCTGTGTGTCTCAGACTACGTAGACCCAGATGACCCAGATTCTGAGTGCGCTTTTGATCTCGCTACCACAGATCATGAGGGCGCTGTCACCTGTGCCAAGGCTGAGTTGTCTGAGCACTTGACTGACACCGAGTTGGCTACACTGTCTCTGGAGGCTGTATTCGTCGAGTGTGACTCGGGGAACTGGTCTCACGCAGGCGCTATGTACCTTATCACAGTCACTGGTCCTGATGAGGTAGTTATTAAAGCTGAGAAAGGAGTAGGCCATGTATGACTTTCATACACCACCACAGTCAGGCATGATACGCCTGCTGGTTCTCAAACACTCAATCAAGCTCGAGCTCAGTGGCATGACCCGGCGGGGTAGATCAGCTACAGCGGTAGCCCGTGAACTACTGGGCATTAAGGCTCAATCTCGTCAGACAGTACTAGCAGCTCTCGAACAGTACATCGAAGATGCTCAGGCTGGTAAGTTTGAAGTCGATGAGCGAGGAGTGAGGATATGAAGCGAGTCCTATTACACTCTGAGTGGGGCTTTGATAGTGAGTCTTATAACTTCTGGAGCGTGCTAGTGCTACTCCACAAAGGTCGCATCATCAAGATCTACAGCTGGTATCACCGGCTATTCTTCTGGGTCGGTAGTGGCTTTAAGCCAGCTGACATGAAGTTTTATGCCGGCTATGAGGGCCGAGAACAGATGGCGAGAGACCTCAATCGTAAGAGAGTAACATGAACACCTGGATGAGTAACTACTACGACAGGTATCTTGAGTGGATAGACAATGCAAAGGATGGAGCTACCGTCCATAACTTTCTCGAGGACTGGGATCCTATTGGTGGACAAGTACTCGCAGATCTAATCAACGCTGGCCGAGTTAAAGTGACTGGTCACAGATTAAGGAGAACTGAGTAGCATGAATGAAGAACTGAAGAAGATCCTCGGCGACACGATACTAGGCCCGGCTTTATTCTACGAACGTGGGGAGTTCATCATATGCTTCCTCTCTGTTAAGAATCCGGAGCCGGTAGGCAGTGGCAAAACCATCGAGGAGGCCATAGAGAGTTGGAGGCAAGGTAATGACAACTAACGAGCACAAACTTAAGAAGATCTTAGGCCCAGAATGTGATAGCGCAGAAGGAGGTGGCCCATCACTATCATATAATGATGGCGAGTTTATCATTTATACATGGCTAAGCGGCTGGGGTACTGAGATTCTCGCCGAAGGTAAGACGGTGCGTGAGTGTCTCGACATCTTTTTCGACCCGACGAACGTAAGAACCACAGAGTATCGGAAGCAACTCAAACTGGATGGTAAGCTATGACAGTCAGTAGGAAGTCGAGGCCGGTAAAACTACTGCGCTGGAGGACCCACAGAGGAGCCCGTGTATTCACCGCTGTCTATCAGACTCAGAAGTATGACTACTTGCTGGTAGTCAGATTCTCAGACGAGACCTGGGATTACAAGGCATACGACCTCGATAGTGACAAGGTATGCTATGAAGGCTGGGCATGTGAGACAGCTGCCGCCGCGATGAAGCAACTCGAACTCGAAGTAGAGGAGCGTGATGAAGAGTAATAAGATGAGATCATGCCCAGGCTGCAGTAGTAGAGACAGTCAGGTAAGAAGGGCTCAGTACGGAATACATGTAGGATACGCCCGTGAGTGTCTGGGTTGTGGCTGGCGAGGCCCAGTACGCGGTAGCAAGTCAGCCGCTACTCGAGCGTGGAATAAACGAACTGACCCGCGTAGTGAGCCGTGCCCAGAGTGTGGGAGGCCAGAAATACTGCTTCCTGCCGAAGCGAAACGAGGCTACGTCTGTGATGACTGCGCTAATAAGACAGAAGGAGGCAAGTAATGAAAACGTCACGGTGGTGGGTAAAACTATGTAACCCACTCTTCTACCCAATGCTCGTCTTAGTACTAATCGCTGGGTTCGTGGTAGTCACTTGGCAGCAGGTAATGGAGTTAGCTGATGCTGAGTAAAGCACACCAAAAAACAATGACTATGTATGAGGAAAGATTGTGCAAACTCCACAGAGAATTGGAGGCTGAGAAGCGGCGGGTGAGGTTTTATAAGAGCCTGCTGGAAGGCCAGCGTCAAGCTGTAGAATTAGCACATGATTACATAGCTTTTCTACTAGGCGGCGGTGAGGGTAAAACCCGGCGAGGTGCGTAAGTCGTTGCTATCATTGACGATCAAGGGAGCTTAGCGGGTGATAAGTTATTTTACGGGTTTTCGCCGGCGTGTATATTTATGTAAAAATCTCACTAATGTATAAGTTGTTGAAAATACACTACTTATAAAAATCATAGAGCTCCAATAATAGGAAATAGACGCTCCACAAATAGACACTTTCTCAATTAATAGGCAAAAAGCCCTAAGACGGCAATTTACCTATTAATTGAGAGACGTGCATTTGTGGAGCTATTAATGAGATAGGTATATATACATAAGTAGTATATATATCAACGACTTATACATTAGTGAGATTTTGTGAATTTAATACGCATGCGCGACCCTGAGCCATCTTGCCATTATGGCATCTGAAAAGCCGAAATCGGCCGGTGGCCACGTCGGTAGAGCGAGCCATTTTGCTGTGCGTTAAAAGACGCAACACCTTCTCCTCTGTGGACCGCAAGTACGAACCCTGGTCAGACTTACGGATAGTGCAAAATGACGCAGAAGGTGTGCAAAATGACGCACAGCGAGTAGACAACGCGCTACCGTACGCTACCACACGCTAATATGGTGGACCATAACGACAGGCACGACGATTGCAATAGACTATGTACGTGCGACAATGCACAAGACACTGAAACCCTACGATGGAGGAAATGACATGAGCAAGAAGACCAACAAGGCGAACAACACACCGAAGACCGACGAGAAGACCGAAGCGAAGGTCGAAACCTGCACCGTCGCCGCCATCGCCCGCGACAACGGCATTGACCCGAAGATCGCCCGCGCCAAGCTGCGCAGGATCTACGGTGCGGACGATGCGTCGCCGAAACTGCCCAAGCCCATCACGCAGGGCAAGTGGACGTTCGACGCCAAGTACGAAGCCGAGCTCCTGGAGCTGATGACCTCCGTGCAGGCGAAGGTCTCGAACAAGGTCTCGAAGTAGGCCGACATCGGGTGGGCGTCATACATTTGGCGCTCACCCATTACCTGTGGAGGACCACATGGACAACAAGATCTTTGACTGGCTGCACGACATGATGAAGCCAGCTAACAACGAGACCGAGGTGCTGGTAGTCAAAAACGACGAGCCTGTGGCCTACGGTAGGCTGGACCGTACGATTGACCCACATACGGGTGAGCACGTTTTCATGGTGGAGAAGTTCGAGTTCACCGAAGAGCAAGTAGACCGAGTCAATGAAGAGGCCTTGATCATCTACATGAAATAGCACTGAGTGGGATTAGTGCCGGCGGCGATAATGCTTGATTGCGTTGTCGCCGCTTTTTATTGTCGTGAATACATGTCTAGTGGCAATTCTAAGCGTGCCAGTGGCGTGCTAGAGCATGACGGATGACAAAAAATGATACGATGTATCACATTTTAATAACCGGTCGCCTAGAGACGCCGCTGGACGCGCCATGGATTCGTGGTAGCTGGTAGCCATCTTGGTAGCTGGTAGCTATCTTGGTAGCTGGTAGGTGGTAGCTTCACTGGCAGGGCCAGCTGGCAGACCACTCAGGTGTCGGCCGATTCATGGCCTGTGGTGGCTATTTGAGGTGGATGGTGAATGTATTAAAGTCGAGGTGGTCGATTTGGTCGAGGTTGAATTCGAAGGCCACATCGGTTTCGCCGTCATACAGGCACCAGCCCCAGCGTGAGCCACCTTCATAGTCGGTACCTTGGCAGAGTATTTGGTTACCTAATTTGATTGTGGTAGTTGGCCAGCTATCTTCGGTGCAGGTGGCAGACATCATGTCCCGCATGTCAGTTTCCGTGATTGGACAGTGTCGTTTCATGGTCAGCTCCTTAGCCAGTGAAGGTTTCGGCCCACATATTCATGTATTGGACGGCACGTGATTCATTGCCATTGAATCGGGTGACGAGCAATGTATAGGCCTCGGATGTGTAGGTTGGCAGATTATGTGATTGGCAGAACCATTCATATGCATCGTAGTCCGTGATGTGGTCACGAAATATTCGGCATCGGGCAACTAGTTCATGTTCGGGGACTGGTTGTTTCATGTCAAGCTCCTTAGTACTCGAGTAGGTCGGCTAGTCTGGGCATTCGCATTCGGCTAGGCGGTTGGCGAGTTCAATGATAGCCATGTCATAAAGGCTGGTTACGGGTTGTTGACGGTAGAGCTGACGAAGTTCATCAGCCGTCATGTTAAGGGCTTTCAAGGCGATTTTCATTGCATTCATGGTATAGCTCCTTTCGTGTGCGTATCAATAATGATATGCACGAATCATTCCAAGTCGCACCACGTTATAAATCATTCCACGGTAGACCAATCTGGTAGATTTTTATTTCTGGTAGCTGGCCGGTAGACTGGTAGCTGGTAGGCTTGGTAGCTGGTAGGGCCGGGTGGCCGCAGGGCCGGGTGGCGAGTCAAATGTTACGAATTTGTAACATTACAATATTGTGACAATATTACGAATTTGTAATATTACAATTATGCAATGTACATTGCAACAATGTAACAATTCAATTGTTGCAATTATGCAATGTACATTGCAATAATGTAACAATTCAATTGTTGCAATTATGCAACATATATTACAATTATGCAACAAATGTTACAATGTGATTAATACAATATTGATTCAAACAAATGACAAAATGCGTCAAAATTGTCATTTTGAATGTCATTTAATATTGTATTATGATTACAAAAAAATGACATACATTCAATTACACATTGCAATTGCATAAATGTTTTTACGTCATTTTCATGTGAATGTACGTTATCATAAATCACATTCATAACACGTATTGCGTTATCATCATGTTTAATGTGATCAAAAATAACGTATTCGATTGATTTTTCAATCAATGTACGTTTCATCGTTTCATTCGTTTCGTTATATGCACGTTAATGCATGATTGATGCGATAACAAACACAAAATACGCAATGACAATTACAATCGTCATATGCGTTTCGATGAATTCATTTACACGTTTCGTGTTTTTTGTATCATTGTACATTGTTTCGTCGTTTCGTTATGTGCATTTGCACGTTCAATCATATACATGCATTTATCATGCACAATCGATTAAAAATCATAACGTGTTATTATACAACGTGTTATAATATACGTGTATATCGTGATATCGTGTAATCGTGCAAACGTGTGCAATGCATAATGCATTATGCAATGTATTATTGAACGTCGAATAAACGTGTATATGCATAACGTATTGATATTAAACAACATACGATTTTATTGTGTTTTGTCACGATACATGCATTGTCATGTGTACACGCGTCAAACATGACGCACAACGAAACGAATGAAACGATGAAACGCATGAACAAAAACATTTCGACGATTATCATGATTACGTTTGCAATTGCATCGTTTGCATTCGTCATTGAATTGATTGAATTCGTATACGTCAATACATACGTGTTGACGCATTAAACAACGTGCATTGATGCACACAACGAAACGAATGAATGACATGAACACGCATGATGAAAACACGACGATGACGATTGATGTGATCACGTTTGATGACGTTGCGAACGATGACAATGAAACGTTCGACGTTGTGAACGTTGCACGCGCATTGTCGATCGATTGCAAACGTGCGCGTGCGCGTATGCGCGCGAACGAACGCAACGACAACGATGACACGCGCATCGACGTTCATCGTATCAACAATGTTCACACATACGTGCGTGACGAATTCGACGATGTATTGCGAATCGTCACGAATCACAAATAACGATTTTCGTTTCGTGCAACGTGTCGCGCATAAATCATGCGCGATACGTTGTTTATTTATTTTTTTATTTATTTGTAACACACATGTCATGTATGTAATATAATAAAATTGCAACAATTGTGACAAAATCGCAATGTTACATTATTGTAACATGCCCTAAGCCCCGCCAGTAGCGCCCGCCAAAATTTTAGAGAGAAGCTTCTTACCTTAAGAATCCCCGAGCATCATGGTCGGTTCCTAGCCTCGCACACTCCCCGCACAAAACTAAGAACGGCGGCTGCTTAGTCTGGAAATAGATCTCACCCACATAAGCCTTACACCTATCACAGTGAATAGTCCCCTCAACTCCATACTCTCTAACCAAAGGCCTCTTATGCCATTCTACAGCTAATATCATTACCTCCATAATCTCCTCCAAAATTTTCTCAGCCACATAGTCTTGTTCCGTCGGTTCCACAGCTCGACGGTAATACGTCTATTAGATCCATACGCATTCCGCCCACACTTACAGATAATTCCCATAGACAAACACCTCCACGGCACCCCACAGACTATTGGTATCTGGTGACCCACTTTAGGTACATGCCCACAATGCTTACACGGACTCACAGTCAGATTCTTGCTCTTCACGACTACACCGCCTCCAGCTGCACAACCAGGCCCTTAGGCGTTAGACAGTAGTCGACGACTATCCACCTGTGTGCTATTTCACTACCATAGCTCACTATCTGTAATAGGCTGGCACAGGGCTGCTCATCTGTGACCTCATATTTCAGACTAGCCTCCCAGACTGTGGGCTCTAGCGGACAGTATGGGCTCTCACATCTCACCTCAGCTGCAACCAGCCTCCAGTGGCCGTCTGTGATATTCCACTCCTGTGGCTCACGCTTTAGTTGCTCTATAATCTCCATTGTCATGGTGCCTCTGTGGGTGTAGGGTCTATGTATTGCCAGAAATCTGGCTCCTCACAACTCAGGCCCAGCTCACAGTCGAGCCAGCCATCGACGTTGCTATAAATGATCCGGTAGCATTCCTTACTTCCGTAATCACCGGCCAGCACGGTTACTAAGTCATCTTCGGCTCTCGGCAGTTCTCCTGTGGCTGTATGAGTCCACGCCAGCTTGCTGAGTGTTTCTCTCAGTAGCTTGGCCTGAAACTTCTCTAGTAACTTCTCGACCTTCTCAATGACCCACTCATAGGGAACATGTTCGTCATCTTCTCTGAACCAGTCCCTGAATTCTTTAATAGCTTTCTTACGGTGCTGATCTAAACTCATCTCTACTCCTCGTTGCGTAGCGGCCTGATGCCTGGCCTATACACTCTGTAATCGCCCTTCTCCTCACCTATGATGTTTTCGACTAGGGTACAGTCACAGCCCTCGTGTAGTGGTGGCTTAAACTTAAAATTGAGTAGTTGAATAGCCGACCGCATGAACAGCTGGCCGTTGCGTGACCTACAGTCCTCGCACTCACAGTGCTCGCAGGCTGTACCAGTGATCCACACCAGTTGGCCTGTGGGCACTGGAAAATCTATGATGTTACTCACTATAATCCTCATTTGTCATGGCTAATAGCTCTGTGATAAGTTTCTCAACCTCGCTGCCCGGATAGGCCATCGACGCGCGGGCTAGCTCGAGTAATTTGTCTCTGAAGTCGCCGTAGATAGCGTGTGAGATCCGCTGTCTGGTCAACCCAATCGCTCGGCTCAGCTGCTCTGGCGGGCAGGTAATTGACTGACCTATTCTGACTTCTACCCTATATTCATACTGATCCAGTGTGGGGATCTCAGTTACCAACGTCTCTACACTAACCATCTTCATGGGGTCGAAGGCGTATACATGTTTTAGGCGCTTGGCCTGAATGTTCTTGAGTAACTCGCTCACAGTAAAAAATCTCCTCTCAGTGGCTGGTGTACCAAGTGTTATCGGGGTTATTGATCTCCCACAGCCTGTGGCCGTGCTTTAGCTTCTCGCCGGCTACTTTGTCGCAGCAGTCGAAGCAGATACCACAGCGTAAATCTTGCCACATACCGCACACTTTGCAGTTACTCATCTCTGTGGTTACTATATAGGGATCATGCGGCAGGTCTAGCTCATCTGTCATGTAGATTCCTCATTTGTAGTATGCTGTGCACTAGCAAGCTACCAATTATTCCTGCTATAGCGCCGATGATAACGCCTACGATGTAGTATATCATGGTCTCATTCATCACTTACTCCTCAGGTCTGCATCTTCCCACTTCTTTGTAATCCAGTTCCAGCTTGTATTAGATGCAGGTGCGTAGCATTGTACGTACATCTGAGTATGTGGCACTCGTGGGTATGGATGATCTAACTTATACGGACCCATGATGTAGTCCTGTGGATCTGTACACGCTGCTATAGCCGCCTTACGAGTTGTAAAGAAGCCTCCTATCTCGGCGTGGGATTCATAAATGCCCTGATAATGTACTATCCACAGCTCATTCATGTCTGGCTACCTCCTCTAAGATCCACCGCTTGACGTCTTGGCGGATGATATTTCTGTGGTTGTCTTGTGCAGTTGCGAGGGCTTTATCTATTAGCGAGAGACAGGTTCCACAGACTTCCCGCACTTCTGCTACTTGAAACCTTTCCTCTATGACAGTAACTTGAGTAGCTAGTAGTCTCTTCTTGCAGACATCGCAGCGTATCATTTCTTACTCCTTGATTGAGTTCTCTTGACTGATAACTGTAGACTGGCTACCATGACCTCGAGCTCCTCGGCGTATGTGATGAGCCGCTTGAACTCGACTACACTTGTCTGTGGATAAAGTATCCTCAATTCTGCTACCCGTGCTTTAGCTTTCGTGATCACTTTCGTTCTCATCTGGCCTTTCCTCGTGGTAAACACAGCCAAAGTAACTTGGGACGAAGATCTGATTGATTATCTTGCTGGCAGTCTGGTGGTTGCAGGAACCGAACATACACTCATACCCACAGATGACTACCCTCCACTTACATGTCATACATTTACTCACCTGTGGTCTCCTTGCGCGATATGGCGACCTCGAAATTAGCAGCCAGTTCTTTCGCCACCGCCTTTTTTATGTCCAAGGTCAACGACGGGCTTCCAAACATGGGATCAGATATGAACAACTCGCGAATGTGGTCTCTTACGGTGTATTCTGACATCTGCCGCTCTAGGTATTCTCGCGCTATGCTTTTGACGGCTTCCTTGGTCCATTCTTGAATGTCATCGCGGCTAATGCCGAGTTCATTGTGCATGAAGTTTTTGAACATCTTGTACTTGGTGTCACTCATCACTCTCCTCCAGTTTGGCTATGGCTGCACTCGCCTTGCAAGCAAGGCACCACATTTCCGGGCGATCAGGTTCGTAGCCGATGCAAGTAATCTGCGCCTCGCGCACAGGGGATACTTTTGAACAAAGACCACATGCCGCTTCCTCCACCACATCCCAGGCTTGGAGCAGCGCTGGAAGAGCGTTGACTGCTTCTCCGACAAGATCATTCCATGCTGCTGTCATATCAAACTGGTTGTCACTACGAACAGCCTGTTCATACTCCTCCAGCAGTTCCTGCAGCCGTGCTATGTCAACTTTCATCGGAGGCCTCCTTCTCTGGGATGAGGTAGTCTTCGATGAGGGTGGCTAACTTGATCGCAAATTCCACCTCGTCCTCCGGTGAAAAATCTGTGTTAGGGTTTGCCTCTATCCCTGCCGTTATCTGCACCGCTCCTGCTTTGATGCGCCCGGCACGGATGAAGGCAGCGGTACGCTCGTATCGGCGTTCATATGTGGGTTTTATCTCATTCATTTCTCATCCTTCCTTCAGGGGTTCGGGTAGGGGTTGCCAGCCCGCGCCTTCCCGGTATACCTCGGGATAACGGTCAAGGTGGACCGGGCTACAGCACTCGCCAAATTCACGCTTACCTACATGCCGCCAATACATCGGCAGTCCGTTATCGTGTTTCCCTGATTCATAGACCAGGCTGCCGCCCTTGTAGAGCCAGAAGAATTGACCGCCAATCTTGACACCGAGTTCCGCATTGTTATTGACTACCCACTCCACAGAATCCTTCGATACCCGCCCCTGCGGCTCTGCGCGGCGGTTCCATGAGGGTAAATCCTCGGGCTTGCTGGGCGCGTCTAGGGTGGAGAGGTAGGTGCGAGCTTCGTGTAGCAGCCGCTCAGTGTCCCCTGGAGACTTGATGCCGTGGTGCATTGCTGCAAGTATGTTGTCTACTATCTTCATCACTGTCCCTGCTTCCGCCTTCTCCCGCTCCAGGCGCTTTACCTTGGCGCGGAGGGTGTTGAGTTCTGATACTACCTCATCAAGAAGCAGCTTCTTCTCGCCCTTGATAACAAGCATGCCCCCTGCTACATATTTCCCCGCTATGTATTTCTCACTCATTCTCTCATCTCCTCTCTCATCTTGGCGGCTATATTGATTCCGCCGTTTAACTGAGTCTCCTTGCCTCTCATTTGCATAAAGCCCCTGAACTTGTATGTGTTGGTGATACCCACTTTGCTCATTAATCTCCTGTGGGCCTGATTAAGAGGGCCTTGTAATGAGTAGATCGAGGTATCGAGGATCTCGGCAATACGAGCCTTACTAAAGCCGGCATTGACTAAGATGGAGACAAACT